TATCTGCTAGTTTTAGTTTTTCTATAACTGTAATATCATCCATGATGGCGTATATCATAGGAAAAGCCCAACTCTGCCAATCGTCTTTCTTATAGTGAAATACTAGTGTTTTCTCATCATCCAAGTCGTATGGAAGTCTAGTTTTAGCTGCTTCAAGAATAGCCGGTGGTAACCCTGCAATAATTTTTTTATCAGCTTCTGTCTTTGGGTTGTTGATAATTTTTCGTAATTGGGCTGGTAAAACTAATTGATAAGATTTTTTAGAAGAAAAGGAAGCTAGTGGACCAGCAGCTATTTCCACATAGAAAGGATCCATAAAAGTATATTTCCAAGGTATTTCTCGTTTCTCGACAGCAACATCATTAATATCCTGTATTTGCATATCGGGAGAACCTAATGTCTTATATAATTTATCGGCTGCCTTTAAGCTTAATTTTCCTGTTTGTCTATTAATAACAACATTACCAGTTTTATATAAATTATTTAAGAATCTTTCACTGCGATCTTTACCTTGTATTTTTTTGAACCACTGTCTATAAAAACGCTCTATTCTTTTATTTCTGTGAACAAGTCGAATACCTTGTACTGAAAAATCACCCATAAGATCTATAACATTTTTTACCAAGCCCACTCTCTGATAAATATCTTCAGCTTTTTTTAATATTAATTTAAGTTCACGAGGAACAGCTTCATCGGGTCTAAAATAATCATAATCTGAGCGATTAAGGCCAGGACGACCACTAGTATTTTTATCAAGATTAGAATAATCTAATCCGTATCTTCTCATTCCGCTAGTTTTATTAACTAATGTAAATTCAGACAAAGACTCGGATGATTGATTAAGAGCAGTTTGTTTACTGGCTAAATCATCACCCCACGTTACATATGCGGGACTGTTATCATTTGATGCGTCTTGAATAGCGTCACTTTTTGGATATCTTTTAGCCATATTTATTATTCTAAAGGTAATACAACTACAATTCGATTACTTTATTATTAATACACTTTATCTATAAATTCCAGTATAAAGATCGTCATCATTAGCTCCGCTAGTAAACCATTCAGGTCCTCTGTACATTTGACCGTTATGCTTTACTGCTGTTCTAGCGTCATCTCCTATGATATCATATTCAATATTTTTTAAAGTCCTATTCATTTGACGAGCTAACATATTAGCTATAACAAGTGCACTATATCGGTCTTTTCTTAGTCTACCCTTTTTTCCATTAGGCATCTTGACTTCTGGAGTATCCCATCGATCTCTAGCATTTGGTCCTGTGCTGGTTTGAGTCATAACTATTGTAGTAAGTTCATTTTTTAATTCTTCTATTTCTAGAATACATTCGCTTAAGCTATCATAAACAGGACTTAATTCTGACTCTAATATGTCTTTACCTTCTTTTTCTAAAGCTAGTCCTAAAGTAAGATTATCAAATCTAGGAAATAATAGAACTTTATCTTCAAGATCTTTGCGTAAACCATGATTAGCCTGACTTGTCCAATCAGCCTTGGCAAATTGTACCAACTCTATTAGGTGTAATCCGGGTTGAGAGTCGGTATCCTTGGATTTATCATAATTAATTACTGGCCATATAAGATTCTCTCCGTCCTCTAGTTTAGAAGGATCGTGTAATGCTTCCTCAATCGCCACGCCTCCGCCTTGAGCATCTAATCCGATTCTAGAACAAGGAAATGTTTTAAGTAAATTTCTAATTTTTCTTGCACAAAATCCATAAAAATCATGATCTTTAACTAAACCAGTTTTTTGTCTTTCTTTAAAATTAGCCCTATTAGTTGTCCATACATATACTATACGAGAGTGATCAGCATGAACCTCTAGTACAACTATACTAAAATTATCTTGTTCACTAGCTGGGTCAATACCATAAATATATTGTAAATTAGAATCTCCCGATACTTTTGCATCAAAAATAATTGGTTTATTATTAATAACTATGGGATTAGTATCATTAACAACACAGCCTTCTATTAATGATCTTTTAAAGAATCCCGAACTATCAATGGTAAAACAAGCAGCATATTCCATATTGTATATACCAGTATGAATAGTAGCCTTAGCTCTGCTGACCTGTTTATCATCCATAAAACCCTTAGGAATTAATTCATAGGGAATACGAATAATGCTATAGTCTTTCCAATTAAAATTGTCCGGAACTTCTCCCTTAAAGAGTTCTGATAATTTATGGATATCTCCTTTACTTTCAATAATGGCTTTATATCTTTTCCAATAGCTTGCAAAATGTTTAAAATCGTAATCAGCAGTTCCACTAATAATAGCCTGATTACCCATTTTATAATTTAGGGTTTCTAGTTCTTCATTCCACAAGCCAACTTCTGCCATGGCTGCTCTTCTAGCTTGTTCTTTTACATTTTGTATTGGACTAGCGCTAACAGCAGCGAAGCCAGAAACTACTGTTTCGTAGATATCAGGACTAATAGCAGCAAATTCGTCTGCTATGATGATGTGTGCTCTTAAACCTCTGATCTTACTGCCATCGCCCATCGGAACAGCAATGGTCCAACTATCTCCTAATCTGATAGTACATCTATCAACATCTCGTCTTGGACCATCGTCATTACCATTAAATATACTACGCAATATAGGACTATTACGCCAAATAGTTTCCATATATTCAAATATAATTTTACTCTGCCTAAATGCTGCTCCAACAACCACTATTTTTGTTGCTGGATAAAAAGTCATTCTTAAAACACAATATAAAGCCAATAAAAAACTTTTACCAAGACCTCGACTTGCTATATACATAGGAAAAGCACGAACCCATAATTCTTGTAAGATTGCAATTTGTAATGGATGCAATTCTATGTTAAATAATATTTTACATGTATATCCTACGTTATCAGGATTTTTTAATAGTCTCATTAAATGAAGATCTGGATTTTCTATATCTTCTCTAGACCTATGAATCATAGGATTTGAAGGTATAACTATTTTTGATAGATCGCCTAGGTTTAACCAAGCGTCATCAAATATCTTGTTTTCTTGGTTGTTCAATTTCGTAAACCTTTTTCATGATAGATAATGCCATGCGTTCCGCATTAGAAGCTGAACCGCAAAATAATACTTTTATGTTAAAAAACACTTGTAACTCCACTAGGTGTTTAATTAAAAAGTTTGGAGTAATTTTAAGCTTGTCCCACATTTTTTTAGGAACATTAGAACCTACAGGATATGCTAGTACGTTATCGAAATCAAATTCTAGTAATAAAAATGAATATTTATATTGTGTCATACGCGCCACAACATCTTTGAATCTTTTTTCCGTAATATTATTTGCAATTTCACTAACACTTTTTTTACGCTCTATACAAAGTTGATGCTCTAATCCTCGAACAGAATAATCACCCGTATCAAGCTTTTCACAAGCTTTAGTCTGATGTTCAAAAATCCAAGGCTGCTGCTCTCTGGTGTCTATTATGATTTCAAAATTATTGTAGTTTATCATTTGCTAAGATTCTCAAGAAGGTTGATTCATAAATGTTTTCCATACCTTTTATGAGATTATGATGGTACGAACAAAGAGAAATTCCGTTTTCAATATCAAATCGCAAACCGGGAAAATTGGCCCATGTTCGTATATGATGTGCATTTAATTTTCGTTTCAAGCTACAATTAGGCCAACGACACTTGTATCCATCTCTTTTATAGACGGCCTTTCTCCATTTTTTATATTGTGGATCATTAAAGTTTCTAAGCATTGTTTAAATCACTAGATATCATGTCTTGTATTAATTCATTAAAAGAAATTTTATTGACCCATCCCAAAACCGAGCGAGCCTTAGAGGAATCGCCCAATAAGTATTCAACTTCGCATGGACGATAAAACTTAGGATCAATCACCACATAGTCGTTATAATTCATATCAAAACTCCCAAATGCTACTTCTAAAAATTCCCTTACAGAATGAGTTTCGCCCGTAGAAACCACATAGTCATCAGGCTTGTCGTGTTGTAGCATCAAATACATAGCTTCTATATAATCTTTAGCATGCCCCCAGTCTCTATGAGCATCTAAATTTCCCAGATGTAACTTGTTCTTAGTTTTGCCTTTAATTAATTCTGCTAAATATTTAGTTATTTTTCGCGTTACAAAATTTTCTCCACGCCTTGGACTCTCATGATTGAATAGTATGCCCGAACATCCAAAAATATTATATGATGAACGATAAATTTGAACCATATGATAAGACGCTAATTTTGCTACACCATAAGGACTCTGAGGTAGCATTGTTGTATTTTCATCTTGGTATTTTTTATTATCTTTTAGAGTATAATTTCGCCCGAACATTTCGCTAGTACTAGCCTGATAAAATTTAGTATGAGAACTAAAATTACGAATACTTTCTAAGATATTAATTACTCCAACACTATTAATCTCAAACGTGGTTGTTGGTTGTTCAAAGCTGGTAGCAACATGGCTCTGAGCAGCTAGATTATAAAATTCATCTGGTTCATATTTTTGTATTACCCTGTTAGTTCCACTAGGATCTGTCAGATCATATTCCTCTATTACTAAATTAGGATGATCTAAAATATGAGCTATTCGCTGGGTATTGTTTGACGAGGATCTACGATGTAATCCTACTACTTTATAGTCTCTTTCTAGTAGAAATTCTGCCAAATAGCTACCGTCCTGTCCAGTGATTCCTGTAACTAAAGCTTTTTTCATGATTTATTTTTTACACTTTCTGGAGTTAAAAAGGGAAGATCAAGAGTATTGTCTGCATATTGATGATAGTCGTAGAGTTTTTCTTTAATTTTATCTGTTGCTAAACTTAGTATTTTCATTTCTCGTCCTTCTTTTTCTCTTATTTCTTCATCTTCTAACATACGTATTAGTCCTACCCAACTACTTTTACCATCTTCTACTCTTTTAATTCGTTGCTCACGGGTTGCCTTTAAATCTTTGCTAATTTTTTGTTGTTCATTTAATAGTTTAGTATATTCATTAGTATAATTAGCAATACTATTCCTAGCAAAAGATAATTGAGTTTCAAGATTAGCAAGCTTTGGAATATCTCGTTCAGATTCGACTTTTTCATATTCTTTATCAACTTGCTTTTGTAATTTTTCGGTTTCTGCAATGTGACGTTTGCGCTCTTTCATGCTGCGATTAATAAGAATATCTATTGTAATAAATTGTTTGATCTGAAGCTCTTCGGCAGGTAATACATCTTCTCTAAATTGTTTAACTAAATTGATCCATACATTTTCAAAATATTCTAATTCTCCACTATCATCATCAAACTGTTTTTTTATTTCTCCCCAGAATGATTTACTATGAAGTTTCTGTAATAATATTTTTTCTTCATTTTTTTCTAATGGATCACGAGCTAGTTGATTTTCCTCTATATATCGTTCTATAGGGGCGGTTGACCGATTTAAGGATGAAGCTATATTTTCTATGGTCATGTTTAAAACATGTTGTCTTATAAACTTTTCTTCATCTAGGCTTAATTGTCCTCTTTTTTTACTCAAGATTAATACTCGTAATTATGTTCTCTTAAAATATCTTGTATAATTTCGTGTAGTTTGTTCATTTCTGCTTTGTAAATCTTTTCTCCGTATTTTAGTCTTAGATAAGATTCACGATATGGTGCGGGAATATGCTTGTCTAATAGGTCTATGATTTGTTGATTAAAAATACTTTCTGGAATATCATGTTCTACAATTGATTTTGTAGATTTTTCCGCAAGATCGTCCATGCCTACGGGTTTCATAATATTCTTTTTTCTGTTGTTTCTTTTCTCCCAGGCCGAATATAATTCGCATTCGCTTTTGTCAGAATATTCTAAGCATTGATTTGTAGAAGCTTTGCAATGAGCATCATATAATGGACAAGTTAAACACGGCTTATCTGGTCTTTGGTAGTTGTCTCTTTTGTAATTAAAGAGTCTATTTCTAACGTGGGTCCATAAGAAATTTTCAAGAGGTCTTTTGTTATCGTATTTTTCTAGACCTTCTAAAGCAAAAACAGCAGCTTGCTGTTTCATATCGTCAAAACTATGATAGCCAAATTTAAATTTATGACCTAGTCTTTTGCTAATATTATCTAATACGGTCAAAAATTGCTCTTCTGTTACCCCATGAGGTAATTTAGGAGTTTTCTGGAGGATTTTCTGATTTTTCTTGGTCATATAATAGTTGAGCTATGCTTTTGCCTTCGTTTAATAAGAGGTCTGCTGTAACATCGACTCCCGATGCTTTAACTTCCAATATTGAATCTAGAATATTTATTGGATTATTGTTCATTTTTTCTCCTTGCACAAAACTTGCCAAACACTAGTATAATAGAGTTCTTACACTTTTAGTCAACTTTATTTATGGAAAGTGAGAAAATGATAACTTACAAAAAATGGTCAAGTTCGGAAACTGATTTTATTAGAGAAAATCATACTATTCTTTGTGACGAGGCTCTAGCCGCAAAGCTTAGTCAAATTACCGGACAAAACGTTACAACAGCTATGGTTCGTCGCCAAAGACGCAAGCTAGCACTAAAGAAGCCGAGAGGTCGTCCAGTTAAGAACAAGGTAGTATCCAACGTTTCAAATGACGTTTCTTCTGCTGGCTGAATTTAATAAAAATAATGGTTTTTTAAATATAGTTCCTGGATTTTTCTAGGAACTATTTTTATATAAGGAGTAAATTAAATATGAAAAATATAGTATTAGTTATAATGTTGATGATATACGGGTCCGTTAGTTATGCTGATCAATGGGTATCTGCTCAAGCAATAACCCCGGTTGCCCCAACAATTCAATATGGTCAATATTTACCATATTACTATTATAATCCACAAGTTGTAATAATTAATGTTCCTTATCAGTATTATACCCCCGTAACAACATATCAAAATACCGTTGTTGAAAAACAATATTGGTGTTTATTTAAACGATACGAAATAGTAAGAGTTCCACAAACGGTTTATGTTCCAGTAAAGTATTGACAAAAAAGATTTTTCTGCTAAATTGCGAAAATCAAGTTTGTCACAAAACTCGCAAGGAAGCCGACATGAACAAAAAAGTTCTGACGATAGAAAAATTAGAATCTAAAACCTTATTATCTGTAGTTCCTAATGATACGCTATCAGGTTCCCAGTGGGGGCTTGGTAGCGTTTCTTCTTATCAGGCATGGTCTTATTCTACAGGGTCGAAGGGTGTTGTTGTGGCGATTATTGATAGCGGTATTGATTTAACCAATCAAGATTTAAAAAATAATTTATGGGTTAATCCTGGAGAGATAGCAGGAGACGGAATAGATAATGAGGGGAATGGATATATAGATGATATTTATGGGTGGAATTTTGCAAACAATAATAATGATGTTCAGGATCGATATGGTCATGGAACTCATGTGGCAGGTATAATTGGTGCAGAAGGGGGTAACAGTTTGGGGGTTGCGGGAATTAATTGGAATGTGAGCTTGATGAGTTTGAAATTTTTTGATGATAAGGGGGTGGGTGATACTGGTGGGGCTATTCGGGCCATGGATTATATTAGTATGATGAAGAATATCTATGGGGTGAATGTGGTGGCCGCTAATGCTAGTTGGGGAGGAACTGGTTTTAGCAATATGTTGTATGAGGCGATTGGTAGATTAAATGATGCTGGGGTAGTGCTAACCGTAGCTGCAGGAAATAAAGGAAGCAATAATGATATTACTTTAAGCTATCCTAGCTGTTTTGATGTGAATAATATTATTAGTGTGGGGGCTTTGAGTAGTTATACTAATGGCTTAGCTAGCTTTTCAAATTATGGAGCTAATACCGTAGATATTGCCGCTCCTGGTAGCACAATATTGTCTACTATTCCATATAATAATTATGGATATAAAAGTGGTACTAGTATGGCATCTCCTTTTGTGGCCGGGGCTGTTGCTTTGCTAAATGCTGTTAAGCCAGGTATTACGGTATCAGAAGTTAAAAATGCTATATTCTCTAGCGTTGATAAAATACCAGAACTATTTGGAAAGGTGGCAACAGGAGGAAAGTTGAACGTAGGAGCAGCTATATCTAATGTATTGGGAGTTGCTTATGACGGCAACATATTACCAACAGGAGCCATAACATCTCAGAATCTAAGAAGTATTAGTGGATGGGTTAAAGATCTTAACTTTCCAAACTCTAGTATTTCTGTACGATTAATTATTAATGGTGCAGAAAAGCAGGTGGCTGCATCTGGGGTTGGTGGGGCTTTTAGTTTTAATCTGGGGGGTCTAACTATAGGCAGTCATGATATAAAAGTGGAGGCTAGAGACTCTCAAACAGGATCGTGGACAACTATTGGATCAACAACTGTTAATATTCCGGCTCCGATAGTTAGGGTAGGATATTTAAGATTAGATAGAATAGCAGGATGGGCATTTAGTGAAAGATCAGGAGCTTCTCCGGTGCTAGTTAGAATAGTTATTAATGGAAAAGTAGTTACTGGACAGTGGGCTAATTTGTATAGACCAGCATTGGTTCCTGTTCTTGGTAGTGCTAGGCACGGATTCAATATAATTTTAAATAGATCGTGGTTCCATAAAGGGTCAAACAACATTAGTATACAGATATATGATCCTATCTCAAAACAAATTTCAACAGGATGGAAAGGCTTACTAGTAGCGTAATAGTATGTGTAGACCAAAAGGTAGCATAGACAAGAAAAAAAGAAAAAGAAAAGTTATCCTGACAGGAACACAGGAAAGAGACTTAATAAAAGATTATGAAGCAGGAGTTGCTGCTCGTGATCTGTATAAAAAATATGGAATAACAAAAAGTACGTTAAATTCTATTAAAAGGCGTAGAAATATAGCTTCTAAAATAAATCATAATCAAATATCTTCGTGGACAGAAATTAGAGATTTCAGTAAAATTAAAAATATTAGTGGAGTATACGCTATATAT